CACTGATACTGGATGACGGCAGTGCAGCGGCAATACTGGGGGCGGCGACTTCAATCTCCGATGATGCGGATATAGCCGGTTCCGCAAGAGGCGTTCCCAATACAGATGATATGACTTGTTTATCAACATCGGGCATATTCGCTGTAGTAGGTATACTAAACGGGTTATGATGATTTCGTAACGATGTCGGCAAATATTGATTATCATATTGTTGCGGATTTATTGGTGGAAGCACCTCCTGTGATGAGATATGGTGTTTATTATCCCGGCCTTCGGCCTTGGGGCCTGCGTTTGTGGCTGGTGACACCGACGCCGATGCCGACTTCGGTTTGAATTGGTCCGGGATATACGCCCGCTTTTCCAGTGTATCGCGTTTTATATTCAGGTTTTGAAGAACATTCATCATTGTCAGCGGCAGAATAGAAATAGAGTTCATATGTGTGCGGTATTTGAACGAGCAGACGCTTGTTTCAGGCACTACGAACTGGACGCTATACCACCAATACGCCGGTATATAGATTATCATCCCCTGGAATAATTCGACTTCAAGTGTCTTGATTTTATCGAAATCGTCCTGGTATTCTGGCTGGACCTTCCACGGGTTCACTGGCGACCGAAACTCGAAAACATCATAATCGCTGATTGGATACAGGTATTTGCTATCTTTGGGGGGGATCAGCAGGATTTTCACACGGCCTTGTGTCACCAGGAAGTAATTACGATAATTCACTTCGTATCGTAGTGGTGTAGTCGTGGCCACCGACGCCATCATAACGTCATACATACACGTTGAAACCATATACGGTCTCAGAAAATCATCGTTTAATTGGAACACCTTAACTAGCCCGGTTTCGTCGATGAAATCGGTATTGTTCTCGCTGATATACTTGGCTTCGGTGTCCTTCTGGAATACCTCGTGTGCGATTTTGAGTGTGACTGGAATATAAAGAACCGTATTGTTGTTCGTATTGTCTGAACCCTTTTGCGACTTTTCGGGGTCGATGGACCCGGTAGATGATACGTCTCGCACCTGAATATCAAACGCTCGGTAATTCGTGGTTATCCCGTGATATGATAAGGCCGTTAGTAAATGTTCGTTATAGTATTCGAATGTCGTCGGTTGTCGTATATCGCATACTTCTTCTAAACGTTGCTTTGAAGGCTGTTCTATTTCATATACTTCTAAATCATTACTACGTTTCATATGAAAGTGGATATGAAGATATAAGAAAAGCACAATACAAAAAATAAAGATGGAAATAATCAACATAGATTCGGAATGTAAATATTATTATTATTATGATTCAATACTAATATTTATAGGTTTATACTCAATTACTTTTATGTTAGATTTCGTTTATTATTAGAGCGATGCGTGAATCTGACGGAAAATGTGGTTGTGTATTTTCATATTCGGGGGTCTCTGCGTCATCACCGGCAGGTTCGTCGTTGTCGTTGTCGTCATGTTCATCGACTGCGTCCTCGGTGGCGTCCTCGGCAGCGTCGTTGTCACCGGCGGTAATCTCTACGATGACTTCAGCTGCTGGTGTGTCATCAGCTGCCGATGTGTCATCAGCGACAGTTTCGCATACACTTATAACAACATTATCCATATTCGGGACGATATAGCTATGAATTGGCACAGCCACGTAAGACTGATACAAACCATTTTCGTCCATTCGGGATTGTTGATCATTTGACGAGTCATTGCTGTTGCTAATGCTGATGCTTATGCTCTCGGCGTCTGCGTCTGCGTCCACGTCTGCGTCTGCGTCGTTATAATAATGCTGCTGATTCAACAGGCGTAATACCATTGTATTCATTTCGTTAAGCATCTTCTGTTGTGAATGAATCAACGCCCGCAATTCTTGGTTTTCCTTGATGATCGGTTCGATTTTCATAATGGTTTCCGAGAGATTGGTTTCATTCACAATCTTATCAACAATACCTTGGACGAAATCACGACTATTGATTAAATCGTTCATCACTGTATCCATCAATAAAACGGTTTCGTCGGCCTCCTCGGCATCGGCATCGGCATCGGCATCTGCGTCCTGTGCGTCCGCGTCGTCGGCGTTGGCCTCGGCGGCCACTCGGTTGACGCGTACCTGTGCCTTTCGGCCATCGTCGTTATTATTATTATTATTATGCGATAGCTCGTCTACACAAGAATGAATATAATTGATACGGTTGGTCAAATCATTCAATACAGCATCGTGTTCTCCTATTTTTTCATCATGACTTTTCAAAATAACGAGTGGGGGCGGTGTAGCACCAGTAGTTGTAATCATGCTTACAAATGGCGTAAGAACCGCGGTCTGTATATTGCTGGGAGGTGCTTGTCTAAATGCGGATGCGGATGCGGATTGGCCAGGCATACGTGACATTGACGCATTAAATGTATTATTGTGGGGTTCGGTGACGCCGTTGCCGTTGCCATTGCCATTGCCATTGCCGTTGCCGTTGTATCTGGGGTTCTGGCGAGGAATACCTTTATCATAAATAAATTGCGGTTCATTATTGAATGAAGGCTGTGCGGTTTGAACAGGCGATATCGTCGTCGTCGTCGTCGGCGTCGTCGGCGATTGAATGCTTGCTGCCATTTCCATCTCTTGAACCATCATCATACGCTGTTTAAGTATCTGGACTTGAACCTCATTCTGCTTATGAAGTATCTTCACCTTTTCAGGAGGCATCGACCCCCCTTGTGTTTGGATAAGTTTCGTTCTCTGCTCGATTTGCTGTTTAATCAACTCGATATTTTCATACACATTAATTGGTATTTGCTGGACATTATCTAACATTGGCGGACCACCACCACGTGGTTGTTGTTGTGCCTTTCCTCCAGATGCGGGTTGATTCAGCATTGCCTGAATATTCTGAACACTATTTCCACTATAATAAGATCCGGTTTGAGATGGCGGATAACCACCACTGCCAGGGACGCCCGGAGAAGATGAAGCACGCCTTTTACGTGCGGCTGATAAAGCTGCGTTTCCACTCATTGAATATATAAGATTATAACATGTATAAATAGATTATTTCTATATTATTTTCGCATTTTCATTTTCACAGGTGAGTGACATTTATAATCAATAATCCGAAAATCCTCCAATACATACGAATTAATATCATCTCTCAACGTGGCTATTTCCAATTGGGGAAAGGCAAACGGCTTCAGATGTAATTGGTGGGTTTGTAGAATATCCAGGTGATCGTCATAGATATGTGCGTTTCCTAAATGATATACGAATTCGTGGGCGATCAGCCCGCAATGTTTCGCCAACAAGTGCGTCAAAAAACTATACGACGCGATATTGAATGGAACGCCTAAACCGACGTCACCACTACGCTGATATAAAGCACACGAAAGGCGATTCTGATTATCTACATTAAACTGGCAGAGGATATGGCAGGGTGGTAGTGCCATCTCGTCGAGTTGACATGGGTTCCAGGCGGACATAATCAACCTACGCGAAAATCTCTCGACGGGGTGCTTTAGGCACCGGATAATCTCGGCGAGTTGGTCGACGCCCTTCCCTGTATAATCAGCGTGACATGTAGAATATGTAGCGTTAAAATGCCGCCACTGATGGCCGTAGACGGGTCCCAGATCACCGTCAGCGTAATGCGACAATCCGCGTGATTCCAGAAAATCGCGTGAGGCATTATCGTCCCAGATATGGACGCCCACATCCTGTAGCCGGCGATTGTTTGTTTCACCCCGAATAAACCAGAGTAGCTCCTTCAGACACGTCTTCCACGCCATTTGTTTTGTAGTAAGAATAGGGATCCGCCCCTGGTCTAATGAAAAGACCATTGCGGCACCGAATACAGAAAGGGTCATTCCATTCCGGCCATCATGTTCATGGTTTTGTTCGATGATATCATGAATAAGATTTAGGTATTGATACTCCTCGTGGGGGGCGATCGGTGGGGGGAGTGCCGCCACATCGGTGGCGTCGGTGGCGGCCGCGACGATATAATGAGGCGTGCTATTAATACGAGAGAAACGGCGAAGCATTGGATTCGATTCGATTCGATTCGATAATAATAAATAAAATGTTCTGTTTAATTCATATTATTTCATATAGTAATTAAATCTTCACTGGTATATATATACTTATAAAAACTCGTAAATGGAGGCGTTTGAGGAAACCGTTAAAGAAGGAACAAAGCGTGGCAGTTCATTTGTCGATCATGTGTTTCGCTTGGACGAACAACAACAGGGCGTCTTATTAAACATCGTCCAATATACACTCGTCGGATTTGTCCCAATCCTGATTATGTTGTATTTGGTCCGCACCTATGTCCCTGAACCTGACGACCATAAGGCGACTTTGATGGTTTTAGTAGAAATCATCGGGCAGATCCTGTTTATGTTCGTGTTCATCTACTTTATCCATCGGTTAATCACATATATCCCAACTTACTCCGGATACAGATACAGCGAATTCAACTTTACGACAACTATTTTAGGAATATTGATGATTCTGTTGAGTATTAAGACGAAGTTGGGCGAGAAGGTCCAGATTATCGTGGAACGCACGATTGAGCTCCTTGGCGGCGAGTCTAGTTATAACGGCTCTGTCGGTGGTGCCGGCACACAAGGCGGTAGTGGTGCCGTTCGTATCACACAGCCCTTGTCCCAGCCATACGCTGGTGGTATGCCCGGTGGCATGGTCGGCGGCGGAATGGCGCCTCCCAACCCCGTCCTCACGACGAGCCGTAATACCGGCACTGCGGACTATGGTCTCTCGCAGGCAAGCCAGCAAACCCAGCACTTTAACAGCACTTACGCACAGAATGTCGGCGGTGGAATGCCCGGTGGGATGATGTCATTTGAGCCTATGGCAGCCAATGAGGTTATTGGATCGAAGTTTTAGGATCGAAGTTTTAGGCGTATATTTAGCACAATTAGAATATATCGTATAATAGAACTGACCGATCTTCTATTATATACCCTACCGATTTCATAAAAATAAAATATAGTATTATTTTATAACATGGTTAAATTGTCGCGTTCGCGTAAGGATGTTCGTAAGAGCAAGCGTAGCAGCTCTAGAAAATCTGGAAAGTCTATGAAAGGAGGTGATTATGCCGGACCAGGCAAATATATAAGGACAAGTTTTGGATTGAATGTATATGCCCTTGAATCTCGCGAAGAGAATGATAATACTATTTATACACTTGATTTTTCAGTAGCCGGAACAGTTGTCGGTGCGAGGGCTAATGCAGAAAAATATACTCAGTTGCTTAAAAATGCAATGGGTGTAGTTGGCAATGCCTCCCCCGACGCAACAGCCATTAAAGGTATTATCGATGAATTGTTTAAAGATGGTTCGGACGGTGCCAAGAATAAAAAGCTGATAATAACTCAACCTAAGCCCGTGAATATATCTTTACAATTAACTGATAGTTCTGATGCTAAGATTGGTGAGTCAAGAACAATCGTGAAACCAGACCAGTTTGGCGGTTTTCTGTTAGGGTTGGGTTCTGCCGTTAAAAAACAGTAATGAGACCCAACAAATTCAAAAACATCAACACATTCAATATAATATTACACATTCCCGTAACATTATACGCTGCCCACTTCAATCCATTTCACACCCCCACTCACCACATTCACTTCTCTATAAACGTCTCTCGTTCTATACTCTTCATAATCTTACGTTCACCAATCGGGTCATCCTTGATTTCGTGAAGGACATTTCGAATCATCTTATGATGAAAATCCTGTAGGCGACTATTCGTCTCCCACCCCGGGTGTAAATCCATCCACTTCTTCACCGCAAAATATTCCTTGTTGGCGATATCCACGAATACCTGACGCATCCGCACATTCCCTTCATCTCTCGCCCACTGGTGATTCTCTCGGATATAAATCGTATCCCGCTTCTGGTCCGTACAATGTATCGGGCGTTTATAAAGGTCAATCTGTTTCAATCCGTCAATCATTACCTTGCTAATCCCCTCCACGAGCCCCTGATTCCGGGTATACGTTAGATCATCCATCGTGATTTCGAGAGAATTCACAAAGTCTGTGATATTGACCGCGTCTTTACATTGTTCGTTTAGGAAGAAGTTCAAATTAAACTGGTTGTTATTCGTATTATTCACGATAATATTCCGTTCCTTGCTTAATTCCACGATTTGCTTTTGGAGGGTTTTATTCTGGTCTAATAACTCAAATACGAGAGAATTGACGAGTGATTTCTTGCTCCGTTTTTTATCCATTGTAAGTGCCGAGATCATTTTCCGAATATATTCCTTAAGTTTCTCGTTTTGTGCCGATAATAATTCAGATACAGCAGAATCAGCCGTCGCATCGGTCGTGACTGAAATTGTGCCATCGGCATCCTCCTCCGTATCATTCATACTCATGGCGGACTCTGACGCCGAGGACACGGACGATGACGACGACGACGACGACGACGATTCGGATACAGACGATTCGGATTTCGAATCGTCGCCGTCGCCGTCGCTATACGTATACGATGGTTTTTCGGAGATTTGGACAGATATTTCTGAATTAAGTTCTGGTTCTAGTTCTGGTTCTGGTTCTGGGAAATTAGAATATTGAAAGACGCTATCGTATGATTCTTCTATTTTATTCGCCTTTTTTTTAGATTTGAAACGGTATCGAACCATTTCGGTATTATCATCGTCGTCGTCGTCCGCGATAATGGTTGTTGTTGTCGTAGTCGTCGTAGAAATAATAGACACAGAAAGAGTATTCATTGAAGAATCCATAACCGGTTTATTCGTGGTTTGATTATGTTGAAATTGTAAACATGTAGATGTATGTTTATAATAACTAGAACGATGAGCATAGGTTTTTTTACAAAGGCAAATGTATTTCCCTTCTTTTACAACGACCAAGGCCGCCGCCGCCGCCGAAACCGCCCCGTTCAAAACGGTCGAGGCCAACGATGCCCCTACTTTATCGGCGAAAATATTCGGCTTAAAATCATGAATCCCGGATTCATTGTTCAAACACTTTTCGTCCATTTTTTCATCGTTCAAATTCGGTTTCATTTTCATAATATAGAAACTAGCCCGTTCCCTGGCCTCCATTTCATTACTACAAGAGCATTCCTCCAAAATCACACACTTCCAATTCGTCCATCCGCCATTCTTCCGAATACAATCATATAATTTCGACCGATGATGACGCGAATCTAATGCCTCACGTTTGTGCTTGTATTTCCGTTGGGTTATATTGGTTGTATATGAAATGTATGAATCTACTACTGTGGTAGTTATATTACTGGGTGTTTTACAAGTAAGTTGGTAGACATAGGTTTTTGAGTAGTCAACATACTTTCGCGGCATTTTTCACCGGTTTAAATTTGATATATCGAGAGATTCTTGATATTATCGAGATAGTATAGTCTATTATATACCTCTAATATTTATTCATATCCGCACACTGACTTTTCATTTCTCCCAGAGAGAATGGCAACATCCGCACCATCGGTTGGTCTAAATGTTGCCATTATCTTATCAATAATCGAACATCATGGTCTCAAATGTGTAGTAATTTGATGGGATTTTTCTGTAGTAATGTAGTAATTTGTAGTAATTTGTCAAAATGCACTTTGGTGATTTTGGCAACATTTAGACCATATTCAGTGATATCACCAGAAAAAAAAAAGCTATATATGCTCTCGGGAGAAATAGGCTTTTTCGTTTTTTTAAATAAATGTCCAAATCCGGGTTTGGCCGTATCGCTTTTAAAACGCGTTTTTTCGCGTTTAGCCTGACGAGAGCATAATTTGCGGATTCACACAAATTCGTCTCAAAATCCCGCTGGGTCATCGTCTGGCTTTTTCGGCAAGCGACCGCCGGAGCCATTTTGACGCCGGACCGTGCGATTTTCCCGCCTTACTGACTTTTCAAAAAGCTATAAGATAATGCTATATATGCTCACGTTTTCAGTAAGGAGGTGGTAAAATGGGAGCAAAACTGTGTTTCATCGTCACAGATGGACCCGCCGATGAAAGGTGCGATATAATATCACATAAATAAGTATTTGTATTATGTATATTGTATCTGTGAAATGAATTATAAAATGATGCCGGCAGCGGGAGCGGCAGCAGCAGCAGCTCCTAAAAAAACGGTGGTTGTTGATTTGGAATATATGCGTCCGTCTGTATCATCGCGATCACGATCGGCGTCACGGTCAGCGTCACGATCCCGGTCCAGGTCGGCGTCACGGTCCAGGTCCAAAACAAGACAAGTGGCAGAATACGAAGATTTGAATATTGATGAATTACTTAATACACAATATACAAATGGAATTGTGTCGGACTACGACTACGACTATGCGTCAAATTCCGAAACAGGCAGTGGCAGTGGCAGTGGCAGTGGCAGTGGCACAGACTCCGGATCAGAATCAGGTATAGAAGATGACAGATACGGCAATGGTGCCAAACTGCCGTCACGGACACACCCAAGTGTCCAAGATACCGATTATGCGGCCAATTCCGACGATGATTTACTACAATCCGTTTTAGATGAACCGACATTCCCACTGGATGTGAACGCGATATTAAACGCGATGAATAAGGCCGAAAACCAGACAATCGCCAATCTTACAATGAAGAAGATAGCCCAGCGTCGTCGAGAGATTCTCTCGTCGTTGAATTTACTCCCCGAAAAAATGGAGGATTTCGATCGGAGATTACAAATGTATCGTGTCATTGAACACCCACGCGATTTAAAGCATACCCAATTATTGCGGTGGATACCGTTACGTTCACTCGAAACCAAGCCGTATCTTACACTCGGAGGCACACTTTTTAATGTCAAATTCCGACCCGAGGACGGAATACATCAAATCACGATACGTAATGTCAAACGGTTCGTGTATCAAATCAAATTCGAACTAACTGTCATGTTTCAACGTTTAAGTCGCGAGGAATTGCTTATATTGCGTGCGGTCGAGTATGTGGAAGACGTTTGATATTTGACATGTGACCCATCCGGGTTTTTGACATGTGACCCGTCCGGGTTTTTTGACATGTGACCCGTCCGGGTTTTTGACATGTGACCCGCCCGGGTTTTGAGACAGTAATAAAAATATATCAATATATATAATGTCATCTACAAAGCGTAAACCCAAAGTGGTTGTATTTGATGTAGATGAAACATTCGGGAATTTCGCCCAATTCGGTCTATTTTGTGCTACTCTTGATGAATACTATAAAACGGATATATCGTATAAACACTTCAACGATTTAGTTGAAATCTTCCCCGAGATCTTCCGCCCGAATATTATTCGGATTCTGGATTATATTCGTAAAAAGAAGGACAGTGGTGTATGTAGTAAGGTGATGATATATACGAACAATCAGGGGCCTGATAAGTGGGTTCAGCATATCCGCGATTATCTTGAAATGAAACTGCGTGAAAAGACGTTAGCGTCGGCGGCGTCGTCGGCAGCGTCAGCGTCTCATCAACTGGCGATTATCCCGCCATTATTCGACCATATTATCGGTGGGTTTAAACCTCGGAATGCCAGTGGAGGCAGCAGCGGCACGGCATCGATCTACCCGGAACGAACCACCGGCGAGAAAACGGTGAGCGAATTTCTGCGATGTTCGCGTCTTCCACCAGATATCGAAATATGTTTTCTAGATGATGTACTACATGAGCGGATGGTGGATGAAAAGGTATACTATATTAAATTACAGGGGTATCATTCGTATATTCCGTTTGAGCATTATATCCTCCGTTTTCTGGGCAGTAAATTATACAAAAACGTATTTGAACCGCTGAAACCGCTATTAGGTTCAGTTGCTCCGACGATGACGCCGCAAGTAAAGAAGCAAGTGACAACGATCGAATTACAGAACCTACTTGTAAAACGTGCGAACCAGGCACAATATGATGCCCGAAAACATCATAATAAAATGAATCCACGCGAAATCGATGAAATCATTAGCAAGTATATATTATACCATCTTCAACAGTTTTTCAAGGACGGACCGCCATCTACGACGCCGACGAATATACGTAAACGCGGAAGTAGAACCATGAAAAAAAATAGTATAATAAGGCAACGCAGCAAAAGCAATAACAATGTATTTTATGTAGATAAGGCATCAGCGGTAAAGAATATGCGAAACAAGACAATCAAGAACAAGTAACCGATAATTTATTTAATTTGTTTAATTTGTTGCGGAAAATGTCATCGACGCAACATCCCTGTTTGGAGATGGCATCGTGCCAGATGCGGTCACGAATACGATCCTTTTTCCTGCGGCTTTTGCTGCGGCGATAGTTTCAGCCCTTCTCATCTGCGACTCCGGGGTACAGTGCTCCTCGTCGATATATACGACATCTGATTCGGACTCGGTATCAGTATCGGTATCGGCCGCCGACGACGACGACGACGCCTCCAATGATGCCGTCGCAGCTCGGATTGCCGCCTTGCGGTTCTCTTCACTGGCGACCCAACGCTGATGACGAGCATTCCGGATGTGTCGGTCCCAATTGCCTTGTGCTCCACGCCATCCGCACTGGCAACTCACAGGACGAACAATCTCGAGTTCGTGATGCGTGTCTCTGAATATGCGAAGCATGATCATCTGAAGTGCGTGATGGAGAATCAGCGGCGATGACTCGTATCCCGCATTTCCTTCTTCTGGCATGTAGTTCATGACTAGTTCAAATACGTCATATTCTTCACCACGAGACACCATATTATGGTCTTCGTCCATGTAAATGCTGGAACCCTCGCCACACAATTCAACGACGATAGAATCTGCCAGGTCCATCACTTCTTCATACAATTCGTCATCCTCGCAAATATCGTCGTGTGTCATCCATCCGCGTAGTAAGGAACCTGGGCGGCGTGCTCCGAATGCGGTCCTCTTGTGTTTGTGTAATGATCCCAGTGCGTTCATCGCACGTAAATACTCACCGTCCGTGATTTTGTCTTGGTTTTCGTCAATAATCGACATAACAACATCCAGTTGATTTTGAATGTCCGCATCGACCGCCGCTGCGGCAGCCCTTCTCGGATTCGCCTCCGGCTCCGGCTGCTGCTCCGGCTGCTGCTGCTCTGCGACTGAAAGTATTTGTGTATCCGGTTGTTGTCCTTGTTCTTGCGCCATTGTAATTGTCTTGTCTCGATTCACACTTGTTACTATATATCCAACAAAATCATTTCAATTTTTTTGACGGGGGATGACAGTAAACTTTCTCTACGCCTGCGGCGGCGTCGTCGGCGGCGTCGGCGTCGGCACCTGTGTATGCTGTGTCTGCTGCTGCTGCTGTTGTTCCTGAAAAAACTTCTTCATTGCGGGAATGTTGTCCACCGCACCAGATGTATCTATGTAATTATAAATAGGATTGACTACACTCGTGCTTACCGGCCGTGTTATATTTTTATTGATTTGGTCTTGTGTATACTTCGCCAATGCGTCGGAAACGATATGTGAAAACAATATGAAAATACAAGTAGATATGATGAGCCGTCGATCAAACTCGCTAAACTTACTTCCGCCGAGTATCGCGAATTTCGGATTTGACCATGAGATTTTATTAAACCGAATCAATAATATAAACACCGCAATATATAGTATCGCGTTTCGAAGCGTAGGTATATACTCGGGTATCGCGTTATAAAAACCGAGCAATATAAGCGCGTATGTCCCGTAAAAAATAACATCAATATACTTGTAATAACTCGTGTATTTTTGGAAAAATGGAGCGACAATGTCGCGTATTGCGGTTATAATCGCAAGTGCGATATTTTCCGCGTTTGTCTTTATTTGATTCAGTTGATTCATTTGATTCAATAATACCAGTATTACTATATATTGGTATTATATTCGTTTATCTGTCAAGGCCTATGGCTGCTCCGCGGCTACTGACGCACCCGGATCTGCGGCTGCTGAAACCCGGTCAGTAATATAAAAATCGAGCAACCTCGCACTCGGGTCAAGCACTCCATCGCAAAAAGGGTGCCGCCAATAATACGGGATTGTGTCACCACGTCCATCGTAGAGAGACTCAAAGATCCGGCGGTAATAGAAACTCTCCTTATCATACGGCGGGTTATAAAGAGAAAACAACCCATTTCGTTCGTTATTAAATTCCGCGTCAGAAATAATACGGTCGACATATTCTTTAATCATTTGGATCCATGTGCGGCCATCCTGACTACTCACCCCATCGCTAAACGCCTCCTTCCTGCGCCACAATACATCATCGGGTAACAAACCTTCATCCTCAAACGCTTTACGAAGGATATATTTCTCCATTCTAGGTCGCTGGCCGCCCGCCGCCGCCGGCCCGGTCCCCGTCCCGTCATAAAACCGCTTGAACCGTGCGGGAATCGACATAACATATGACAAAAACGCCTTATCCGCAAACGGCACGCGTGCCTCCAACCCCGCACCACTGATGCTCTTATCCGACCGAAGGAGGTCGAAAAACCGGACATCGCGAATCATGCGCTCATTTTCCGCCTTAAAGTCCGCGTCGGTCGGTGCTTTCAAGAACCCGCGATATGACCCGAAAATCTCATCCGACATATCTCCGCAGTAGATGACGACATCGTCGGTCTGTTGTTGGATATATTTACTGATGAGGTAATTCCCAACCGAAGCACGGATTGTTGTGGTACAATAACTCTCGGTCTGATAAATCGTATCGTGAATCGCGTCCAGGAAATCGCTCTCGGTAAGTGCGACCTCGTGATGGCAAGTTCCGAGATGTTCAGCCACCCGACGTGCCCAAATCAAATCCACCGACCCGGTCAAACCGATACTATATGTATTCAGCACGATATCCGGTGCGGTCTTCTTCAATTCTCTCGCGACAATCGCTGTAACCAGCGAGCTATCCAATCCACCGGACAGTAAACATCCAACGGGTCGCTCGCTCATCAGGCGTTTCTTTACAGCATCAGTGAATAACTCGCGGATATTACAGCAAATCTCCGCCTCCGCCTCGGCATCGGCGGCCTCGCCTAGAGACGACAACGACGACAATGACGATGACGGGTATGAATAACGAACCCGAATATTCTTCACCTGACACTCCAGCATACTTTCGTCATTGGTCCGTTTCATTACCATTTTGTCGGATTCATAATACAAAACCGCATTCTCATAATACGATTTGAAAATCGCACTGCCATCCTCGCTATCCGCACCCGCATACTCCATAAAACAGCCAGCGGGGAACTGAACGATTGTATCAGATATCATGTGTATCGATTTCATTTCACTCGCAATACAGATCCCGTAATGGTCCGGGTTCAGCGAAACGCTACCCAAGTCCGAATATTCGTAGCCAAATCCCCCGTCATGGCGACAAACCCCGATATAAAGCGAACGAACACCCACTGGGTCTCTCGCGACATACGTCATATCATTATCATAGTCATACAATACAAATCCGAAGACACCATCCAGACGACGCAGTGTTTCATACATGCCGATTTTGCGATACAAGTGGATGATAATCTCGCAATCTGACCCGCTCATATATTCGCCGTCCAATTCGAATTCCTCAATCAAACTGCGAAAGTTGTAGATTTCGCCATTACAAATCAAACGACAGTTCTTTAGATAAAATGGCTGGTCGGCCGCAGGTTCCATTCCATTGATTGAGAGACGGTGAAATCCCCACGCGCGAGTATCATCCTTCATAAATACCGATTTATCTGGGCCGCGGTGGGATGATACAATACATGCTTCTTGAAGTGTTTTTAGTTGGGCGAGGGCGATGCGAGACACGGTTTCAAAATAGAAGATACCGCACATATCAGCAGGTCGAAGTTAGACTACGATAGATATATAATAACACAAACGTATGTTTATATCCATATCCATATATCCATGTATCCGTATCCGTTCCCCTGTAATGAAATATATTTTCACATTATAAAGTAGTTACTATTCAATACACCAACCCCCACGAAATGGAACTTTATGGAGTAGTCAATGGTGCATATTCAAATCATCACGACCGTTTAACCGAAATCAATACGCGGATCTATGAGCGGGTTATACCTTCGACCGTGCTCCGGCCAGCATATGATGTTCGCCCGATTTCATCGAAATACGCGACGATGCCGATTCTAGAATCGCGACCCACACCCACCGTCCCTATCGCCCGTTACCAGAATTTTTCAACCGAAACTGTCTTTAATCCAGGCAATGGAAAGGCACCGTGGCGAGGATGGGCCGAGCAGGTCAATTTAGAGTCGTCATTGCGAAACCAATTCTTCGCACTTCAGCGAAATGACCGTGCGGAATATGTCCCGAATTCAACGAGCGATATGTATAAAGTGACGATTGATACGCGTGAGGTAGAACAACCGAATCCGTATTTATTTAATAACGGCGCAACGAATTTCGCACCGATGAATCCGAACCCGAACGATTTAGGAAGATTGACATTTGATAATTCAACGAGGTATCAACTTCGCACATTGGATTGTACACACGACGGATTCTGTACGGGTGAAGGCGGGCCGAATCTCGCCCCCGCTACGAATTATATCCCCCAGGAACAACTGGATAAGAAAATGAAAGAAAAGGATCAAAAACGATATGTTTCGCAAATTGAGGAAGGGTTTACGGGTGGACGTGGTGCCAACGAAACCGCGAATAAACCACAGACGCAGTTCGCGACATATATACCACGCGCATCCGCAGCATCCAATGCTCGCGAACACCTAACAATGCGAAAATAATCATAATATTACCCTATTCTATAATATATTAGCGTAATATTAGCGTAATATGAACGAATTCGACGTATTTACGTTATCGGTTATGTCAAACCGAAATCATTATGACAAATATTTAAAGGCGAATACCCACGCACAGGCAGCGGCCGACATTTTTCGTAAAGAACGAGCATATTATAAACAGCGGATTATCGACTTGACGAGTGACTTGTGTGTCGACGACGCAGAATGCTCGGACAATGACGTAAATGAATCGTATCACGCATATATGAAATGCTGTATTCGGTATTTGAAATGGAAAGATGTAACGGAGATGATACAGAAGGAAAAATACGCGACCGACG